AGGAAATTTTAGCATTAGAAGATAAGATCCAGTCTGCACCCACAGAATTGATAGACATCGGTGAACTCGAAACAAAGATTAAAAAATGTAAAAAAAGCATTTCTGATTATGACACCAACATTCGTGAGACGCTAGAATTAAGGGAAGTGAACGAAGAAAAGATTGTAAAGGCAGAAAAGTTTATAGATGATTTTGATTTTGATGCTTTGACTTCTCAAAAAGATGAATACTCTGAAATCTCTCAAGAACTTGATACCTTAATAAGTCAGATGGATAATGATGAAAGTCAAATTGATAGATTAAATAAACAAATAGGATTGTTGAAGGAAGTTCCGTGCGGAAAAGAATTTTCTCACTGTAAGTTTATTAAAGGGGCTTACGAAGCTAAAGAAAAGGTCGAGCTTGTTCAGTTGTCGGCTAACAACAATAAAAAAGTTAGAGAAGCCTTATCTGAGAAGGTGAATTCCATAAAGATAAATAACATAATTCAGGACTTGAACAAGTTTGATAAATTCTTAAACATTAAGAAAAGTCTTGAATCTGAAATAAAATCGTCTTATTTAATAATAGAAAATCTTGAATCTAAAAAATCGGTATCGGAACATGAACTCAAAGATCTGAGAAATAGAGAAAAATTATACGAAGAAAACAAAGAAGTAATTGAGAACATAAGCAACGTCATCACAGAAAAAAATAATAAATACAAAACCCTAAGTTCTTATACAAAAACCTATGACGAATGTGAAGAAATGCTATTGGATCTTTATAAGAATCATGGCTATTATGAGCAGAAGATTGAGAACTTAAAGGAACAGAAATCTCAAAAAGAACAGACACAAAATCAATATGAAGCGTATGATCTTTATATGCGAGCGATGCATCCGAATGGAATTGCTTATGATATAATTAAGAAGTCATTACCAGTTATTAACTCTGAAATTTCAAAAGTGCTTGCAAGTGTGGTAGACTTCGAGGTGTTCTTTGAAACAGAAGATAATCGTTTGGAGATTTATATCAAACACCCAGATCGTGATCCGAGCCCATTAGAAATGGCAAGCGGAGCAGAGAAAACAGTTTCGTCAATGGCGATCCGTTTAGCGTTTATCGCAGTGTCTACAATTCCACGTAGTCAGCTGTTTGTTCTTGACGAACCAGGAACTTCACTCGATGAAGAACGTATGGAAGGTTTTACAAGAATTCTTGAAATTGTAAAGTCTGTATTCAAAACAGTTATGTTAATTTCACACTTGGACAGCTTGAAAGATTCCGCAGATTCTATCATTAATATTGAAAAGAAAAACGGATACGCGAATGTGAGCTGTTAACAGAACAAGAAACTATTTATAAAGGAGGTGATATAATATGAAAGATTTAGAAATCAAAGACATTTTTGAAAAAGTCAGTGACGGCGTAGCCGGAATTACTGGCGTTGTCATTAATCTCGTTGCTCTCGCTATTCTTGTTGAGGTTATTTACGGCCAAGGCATCTTTGGAATGGGCGTTATTGGCAACATCACTAAGCTCGTCAACGACATTGGTTCAAGCGGCTTTGCCGGTCTAGTTTCTCTCCTGGTACTTGTTGTACTATTTAGAGGAAAGAAATCCTCATGAGCGAAGTAATCAAACCAATTTTCGATAGATTGATGGGAAAAGTCATTTCCCGTAAATTCACAGTATTCTCACTCGCAACTTTATTTTTATATCTTGGCAGCATCACTGGCGAGCAATGGGTTGCTATATCTTTGGGCTATATCGGAATACAAGGTATTGCTGATATCGCTACACAATGGAAATTTGGAAAACAATAATTATGAAACTAACAAAAGAAAAATTACAACAAATTATTAAAGAAGAACTTGATAGTATTATCAACGAATATGGTCCGCCCACATCGCAAACATTTGGGATTGGAGATCCTGGTTCAATGAATAGTCCATCCCAGGGCGAACGATCCAAGAAATGTAAGGATGCTGGTGGTATGATGGCGGGAGATGAATGTCAAGATCCCAACACCGGCAAACCCATTAATATTGACGAAACTGTTAAGGAATACGGAGCACCAGTATTCAGTCCGAAAAAACAAAAATCGCAATATGCACCTAGAATGCCGGTGCCGGACGAAGACCTCGAAGATGATCGAACTGAACTGGAAAAAGCAGTTTCTAGAGATAAGAAACTAAAAGAAGATGAGAAAAATTGGTTGGGAGGTATTAAAAGCACTGGTGAATGTACCCCTTCTACAAAACCAGGATGCAAAGGTAGAGCAAAAGCATTTGCACAACGCGCACAAAAAGGCGACATTCACAAAGATAATCTTAAAAAAGGAAAAAATCCACACGGACCAGGTTGATACATGAAACTTTCTATTTCAAAATTGCGGCAAATCATTAAAGAAGAACTTGGCAGAGTTTTAAGAGTAGAAGACGATTCGGAGATTGATCCTGAAAAACGCAAACAAGCCGAGAAAGACGGTCGGTTAGATTTTAAAGATGATGCTGATAGAGGCGATTATTGGGAATTTGAAGAACCCAAATATTTAGAATTTTATCAACGTGGGTATGATGATGCTGCCGTATGGCGGGATAAACGGGAATACGATCAATGAAACTCACCAAATCAAAACTTCAACAAATTATTAGGGAAGAACTTGAAGCAGAACTTCAAGAAAAGAAGAAGAAAAAGCAGCAAAAAGGAAAGAAACGAGCTGCTAAAGTTGCCAAACGAAAAGGCAAAAAGATTAAGGCAGATCCTCATTTTAGTCCTTCGCAATCCCCAGGTGCGGCAGATAAAACTTTCCATAATTGTATAGTTAATGTTAAGTCAGATAAGAATCTTGAGCCAGATCCGGGAACCAACAAGGAAACAGCAGCGGCAAGAATTTGCACCGATTCTCGCAAAGAAGGCGGAGCATCACTGGATTGGGGAATCAAGCGCAAACGAGAAGTTGAAAAAGCCCGCCAAGGAGGAAAGTCTGGTTATGAAAAAGACGTTAAATCCGGTTAGAGGAAAGACATTGTGAAATTAACAAAAGAAATATTACATAAAATCATTGAAGAAGAAATGATTTGTGAAAGAGAAAGGGCAATTATAGAACGTGAGTTTAAACGCATTGATATTTTGCATGAAAAAATGTTTAAGGATGATTCTTTAAACGAGCTATCAGCATCAGGCGTAGGTCATTTTCTATTGGATATTGGTGGGTTGATCCCAGGTGTTGGCGAAGCAGCTGATTTAGCAAATGCAGCATGGTATGCGAAACAGGGAGAATATTTAATGGCTGCTTTATCGGCTATAGCTATGATACCTGGAGTTGGAGATGTAATCGGCAAAGGAAGCAAACTTGCATTGTCTCTAGGCAAAGGCGGAAAAGTCGCCAAGATGTTAAAGTCTCAGATGCCAAAAATTAAGAAACTTTTAGGAGGATTAGCCGATAATCCAAAATTTGGAAAAATGGCAAATCAAATGATTAAATCAGTTGATGACTTCGTAGTAAAAACATTAGCAAATCCCCGTTCTCAAGGGGCAATACAGGGCTTACAAAAACTAGCATCCACCAAACCAAGTCAAGTAGCCAAAGGCGGAGCAATTGCCAAAGCCAAAACCGCAGGTATGAAGTTACAACAAAAACAATCCGCAAGACGTAATATGGAGCGCGTATCCCAAGCAATTCAAGGACCATCACCGGAGATAGCGTAAAATGAAAGTTGGAGGGGACAATTTCACAAAGTTAATTAACGAAACTTTGCGCGAACAACAATGGAATAAAGATTCTAATACTCCTCGCGATTATTCTAAGGAATATAATGCGCCTGGTTCAAAAGAACAAGAAGAACGCAACAAGAGAAAACGCGATAAGCGCAAACACGATAAGGAACGTGGAGAATGTCCAGAGGGTGAAGAACTTCACCATGTTAATGGAGTCGAAAATGATGAAATGGAGTGCCAGCCAGTTTCTAAGAATCGCGGAAGAAAAGAAAAATCTCGTTTAAAGGATGGAGAAATTGTGATAAGAATTACAGAAGAACATGTGCGACAAATTATTCAAGAAGAAACTGAAGAAGTGTTGCAAGAAATTTTACCTGCGCTGGCTGCTCTAGCAGCAAGAGGCGTAGGCTTGGCGGGTAGGGGTTTGGCAAAAGGCGCAGCGACGGCAGCCAAGGGCGCTGGAAAAGTCACCAAAACTATGGCAAAAAAAGCTGCTACATCACTAGCTAAATCAGCAACTAAAAAAATCGCACCGGCAGCGAAGACAATGGCAAAAAAAATTGGAGGTACTAAAGTTGGATCATATCAAGGATTAGAAGACATGATTGATCAAGTTTTAGGACAAGCCTCTGATGAAGATTTAAAGGGAAACCCAAATCAACTTATTAACAAACTAAAACAATCTTTACCTTATTTAAAACAGCTTAAAGCTGGGGGCGAATGAGTAGTGATTATTCTAAAAAAAATTTGGATTTTTTTAAAAACTCACTGGTATATTCCGGCCATTATTGTTGCTGGGATTATTTTAAAAAGCAAGAGCGATAGCCTCTTAAAAATCATTGATGCTCAAAAAGATTCTTATGATAAACAAAAATCTGCGATTGAAGACGCAGAACAAAAAAAGCAGGATGCTAAACAGCAAATTGATAAAGAGTATAAAACTATTATATCTTCACTAGAAAAGTCACACGCCAGAAATAATCAAAATCTTGAAGAAAAGAAGAAGAAACAAATTAAAAAACTCGTTAAAAAACATTATAATAGTCCCAAGAAGATGTCGGCAGAGATATCCAAAGCGTTAGGTTTAAACTATGTTTCCAATAAAAATAATAACAATACTGATTAGTTTACTTTTCGTCTGTTCCACATCATTCGCCCAAACCACAACCAGCACAACCGGCAATTTTACTTTCTTAAACAAAGGTGACACTGCTCCTTTTGATGGAACCCTCTTTGATCCCACTGCCGTAGCAAAAATTTTAGCTGATAAACAGTTTGTTCAGAAAGAGTGCGATCTTAAAATAAAATACGAAAAAGATCTTAAAGAAACAAAATGCACTCGCGATACTAAACTATTAAAATCAGAACTAGAAATTGAGAAAAATAAATACAATTTGATTGTTTCCGCTCAAAGAGAGGAAATAGAAACTTTAAGAAACTTAGCCAAAGGATCCGATTCAACATTCTGGGCAGTTATGGGTTTTGTTGTTGGAAGTGCGTCTTCTATTGCTATATTCTATGCTGCCACGGAAATTGTAAAATGAAAGATCCGAATCAACTTATAAAGATTGAGCAAGCCATCGAAGAAAAATATGGCGAAGACACAGTTCAAGATCCCAAATCATCATGGACTCCAGACAAAGAAAAACAATATCTAGAGCAAATTAAAAAACTTACGAAACTCGAAAAGACAAAAGAGAAGGTGGAAGTTGAAGGCGTTTTAATGCCTAAGAAACTATTTAGGAAGGAATCAACACGTACTTGCCAAAAATGTAATATCTATTCTTTTGATTTGAAAGACGATTTATATATGGCAAAATTTAAATGTTGTTTTAAGTGTTACTTAAGAATAGAACTGAAGGAAAATAAACATGGCGGAAAAGAATAACATTATTGACATTGTAAACGGTATCTCACAAGCCGCAGCAGATGCATATGATGGCGCTTTAGACGATAAAGGCGAACCATTAAAAACTGGACTTAAAAGAGAAGAAGGTGATCCAATCCTCGACAAAAGAGTGATTGATGGATTCAATGTTAGTATTGCTGGAAATATTTTAACTATAAAGTATCAAGGCGAAATTATGTTAAAGGATGTTTATAAAGGCGGTTTCGAATGCGAAATGGCTCAAAGACTTCAAGACATATCTTCTTATCTCAAGAAACAGTTTAAAAAGATTACTGGAAAATCCCTTACCTTAACTAAAGCGGACAAAGAGCCTGACGTTCTTGTTCAAAGCTTGAGCAAGGTTCGTTCTTGGGTGCAAGCCTCGTGCCGATATAAAATCGGAGGAATTCCAGATCAAGAAGATTTTCCAGCAACAGTTGAAGAAAGGCTGTCCGATGCGATGAAAAAATGGATAGGGTTCGGTAAAGACAAATATCCACAAACAAAAAAAGCTTCTAACGTTAAAGGGAAGCGCGATGAGGAACCACGAAAATGATTAATATGTCAGAAGATCAAATTAGAGAAATTATAAAAGAAGAAGTTGCCAAAGAATTGGAAGAAATGCAATTAGATGAACTAGGTCTTGGATCTCGAATGGCTGCTGGCCTTAAGGGGCTCGGAGCAAGAGTCATGCGAGGCGGGCCGGAAGGTCAACAACGAGCCAAAGCCGCATCAATTTTTATGTCGGCCAGTAAACAAGCTGCTGATTCAAAAGCTGAATTTGTTAATGACTTTGTAAAGCTTTTTGGAGATGTCACCGCAATACCGCGTGACTTGCAGGCGAATTTTATGCAGATCAAACGTAAATATGAACGAGTCGCGACCGATCTTGCTACGCTTTCACAACAAGCAAAAGTAAGAAGGTAATTTTAAACTATAACTTTATGGGAGAACGATAAAGTTGCAAATGATTACAAATAACTAATTATTATGTATGTCACAATACCTTTCCAAAAAAGATCTTGTTAAAGAAATAGTTAAGTGCGGCAAAGATCCCGTCTATTTTATTGACAATTACTGCAAAATTGCGCACCCTCAACGTGGACAGATACCATTCAAAACTTGGGATTTCCAACAAGAGCTTCTTCATAAATTTAATGATTACCGAAATAATGTTATTTTAAAATCCCGACAAATGGGAATTTCAACAATTACTGCCGCATATGTTTCATGGATGATGTTGTTTCATCGCGATAAAAATATTCTTGTTATTGCAACCAAATTTAGTACAGCTGCCAATCTTGTTAAAAAAGTTAAAGCAATGATTAAAATTCTGCCACCGTGGTTCGACCAATTGGCACAAATTGCAATTGATAACCGTTCATCGTTTGTTTTAAACAACGGGTCAGAAATCAAAGCATCATCAACGTCAGCAGACGCTGGTCGTTCAGAAGCTTTGTCATTATTGGTGATTGACGAAGCCGCGCATATCGAAGGATTCGATGATTTGTGGACAGCACTTCAACCTACGATGGCTGCTGGTGGTCGCTGTATCGCTCTTTCATCTCCTAACGGTGTTGGCAATTGGTTCCACAAAACATATGTTTCGGCCCAAGGTGGTGAGAATGATTTTCACCCAACAATACTTCACTGGACCCTTCACCCTGAAAGGGATAACGCTTGGTTTGAAGAAACAACCAGGAATCTTTCACGTCGGCGAGTTGCACAAGAGTATGAATGTAATTTTAATGCTTCTGGTGAAACAGTCATACACCCAGATAATTTAAATAAAATAGAGCAGCTATGCTCAGAACCGAAACATCAAACAGGTTTTGATAGAAATTTTTGGATTTGGAAAGAATATGATCCCGAAAGCAAATACTTGTTGGTAGGCGACGTTGCTCGCGGTGATGGAAATGATTATTCAGTGTTCCACGTTTTCGATACCAAAACTATGGAACAGGTCGCAGAATATCGCGGCAAACCAACAACAGATTTATTTGCGCGACTATTATTCGACGCCGGAAAAGAATATGGAGATGCAATGGTCATTGTTGAAAATAACAACATTGGCTATTCAGTTTTGGAAAAGCTCATCGATGCCGGTTATCCAAATTTATATTACTCTACTAAAGGAACTCATGAATATGTGGAACAATATAGAGCTGATGGTGCAACAAACGTAATCGCTGGCTTTACAACGTCTCAAAAAACCAGACCACTCATTGTCGCTAAACTGGAGGAATTCGTAAGAAATGAACTAATTACTCTAAATTCTATAAGAGTGTTTCAAGAATTAAAAACATTTGTTTGGAGAAACGGAAGACCCGAAGCACAGAGAGGGTATAATGATGACTTAGTTATGTCATTGGCCATCTGTTGTTGGGTGAGAGATACGGTATTAGAAGAGAATACAAAAGACTTAGCGTACAAGAGAGCATTTTTAAATTCAATGATAAGTTCCAATACAAAATTAAATACGACAATTCCTGGAATGCAGGGCTACAAAAAGCTTGAATCTTTTGATAAAATAGATAATGCAAAGAAAATTTATAAAGATTTTGGCTGGTTAATAAAAGGATAAAGAAATGGCAAACCCCAACAACAAAAATAATACTGGTAACAATCCAAGGAACTCTGAATCGTTTTTATATAAAGCGTTAACTAGATTGTTGTCTGGACCACTGACACAACACCAGAGACAAAATCCTCGACAATTAAAACGATGGCAGTTGGACAAGTATAAATTTCAGTCCGCAGCTGGATTGCCGTTTAAGAAAACATCTTATAATCCATTTGATAATATTTATGCCAACGCGACATCAAATGCAGCGAGAGCAGAGCGATATCTGGATTTTGACCAGATGGAATATATGCCAGAGATTGCGTCGGGTTTAGATATTTATGCCGATGAAATGTCAGTTTCATCACCGGTACAACCTTTATTAACGATTAACTGCCCCAACGAAGAAATCCGAGCAATTCTTCACACTTTATTCTATAGCATTCTTAATATTGAATTTAATATTTTTGGTTGGTGTCGTAGTATGTGCAAATATGGAGATTATTTTCTTTATTTGGACATTGATGAGAGCATTGGTATTAAATCGGTGGTAGGTTTACCAGCTTCAGAGATCGAGAGGCTTGAAGGAGAAGATAAGACTAACCCGAATTATGTTCAATTCCAGTGGAATAGTGGTGGCTTAACGTTTGAAAACTGGCAGATTGCTCATTTCAGAATTCTTGGCAACGACAAATACGCCCCTTATGGCACATCAGCCCTTGAGCCTTGTCGCCGGATTTGGAGACAACTTCAATTATTGGAAGATGCTATGATGGCTTACCGCGTGGTTCGTTCACCAGAAAGAAGAATTTTTTATATTGATGTTGGTGGTATTGCTGAAAAAGAAGTCGAACAACATATGCAGAGAATTGTTACTCAAATGAAGCGCAATCAGGTTATTGATCAATCTACTGGTCGTGTTGATTTAAGGTATAATCCGATGAGCGTGGATGAAGACTATTTCATCCCTGTTCGCGGTGGAACCTCCAACACCAGAGTTGAGTCACTACCAGGCGGAACTTACACAGGTGATGTAGATGATGTGAAATATCTTCGCGATAAACTGTTTTCGGCTTTAAAGATCCCAGCATCTTATCTAACCCAAGGAGAAGAAGGCTCAGAAGACAAAACAACTCTTGCTCAACGAGACATTCGTTTTGCACGAACTATCAAAAGATTGCAACGCAGCGTTATTTCAGAACTTGAAAAAATTGCGGTTGTCCATCTTTATACACTCGGTTATAAAAATAAAGATCTTATCTCATTTAAGCTTGGTTTGAATAATCCATCTAAGCTGGCTGAACTTCAAGAGTTGGAACATTGGAGGACAAAATTTGAAATTGCCTCTACTGCAACAGAAGGATATTTCAGCCGCCGCTGGGTTAATAAAAATGTTTTTGATCTTTCTGACGAAGAAGCAATTAGAAATCAAAGAGAAATGTTTTTTGATAGGAAATTCGATACTGCCCTTGAACAAGCGATGATGCCAGAAGGTGGTGATATGGCTGCTGGTGGTGATATGGCTGCTGGTGGAGGCGATATGGCTGGTGGTGATATGGCTGGTGATGATATGGCTGGTGGTGATATGGGAATGGGAGAAGAACCTATGCCCGAAGAAGGTGAAGAAACCCTCTTGGCAGCGCCCGATATGGGAGCCGGTGGTGATATGGGAATGGAAGCCCCTGGTAAGAGAAATGATCTGAAATGGATGCGTCCTGATCAGCCGCCCTATACAACACCACGCTCAAAAGGTAAAAAATACACACCAGTTAAACATGACAAACGCGACATGGGCGCACGTAAGCGCAGTTATCAGGGGCATTATTCCCAAGAAACCGGAAAAAATACCAAAAGAAATGTTTTTAAAGGACAATCGGAGCTTAACCAGCTTGCAAGAGGAATTTATGAGAATTTAGAAACTAATTATGATAAGAAACACAAAAAAGAAGATCTTGAGATTCTTAAAAATGATGTTGAGATTCAACAAATTATAGAAAATCTTGAGAAAAAAGGCAATAAGGATAAACAAGATGGCGAAATTTAAACACAACAAAAAGAGAAATAGTGCATTTCTTTATGAGGTTCTAATTCAAGAGTTGACGAAATCTGTATTGTCAAAAGATTCTGAAAAGCAAAACAAAATTGTTTCTTTAGTTAAGGAATCATTTTCCCGTAATACTGCGATGTATCACGAACTTAAGCTATATCGTGCGATCACTCATACTAAAGATGTTAGTACCTCCACTGCCGAGAAAATTTTAAACGAAGCTAAATTACGACACTCACAGCTAGACAAAAAGAATTTAATATCTGAGCAAAATAAGGTGACGAGAAAAATTCGTAAATTTCTATCTAATGAAGCCTTTTCAAATTTTGTTCCAAACTATAAAGATCTTGCATCAGTCGCCCAAATCTTTAATAATAAATCTTCAGTCAAGGCAAAAGTTCTACTAGAAAATGAATTAGTAGAGAAAATGTCTTCTAGCAAAACGGAAAAGCCAATGGTTCCTATGGATAATATTGTTTTTAAATCATTTGTAAAACGATTTAATGAAGAATATGGTGACAAGCTCTTACAAGAACAAAAGTCTTTGTTAAATAAATTCATCGCATCCTTTGACAACAACG